ACCTTTTAATGTTCCTAAAAAAGTATAGGCAGAAACTAACTTTTTAGTTGCATCTGTTTCTACTCTTTCCTCATAATCTTCTTCTACTAAAGCAAATCTATACTCACCTTTTGCAAACCTATGTTCCCAATCAGGAGCTACTGTTGGTTCATGTTGTATTACTTTAAATCTTAATACATCCATAGGATTTGATAAATCAAATTCATATCCTGTATGCATTAAATTCCAGTCTTTAACAATTTTTACAAAAAATGTTGTCCAAAAATTGTCTTTTTTCTTATGAATATTTAAATCAATATCCAATGTTTTTTCAAAAAACTTTTTCTCCTCGTCATTTACAAAAGGATCAACTAAAGTATTTCTACCTGTTCTTGCTAATTGAAACCAATTATTAGCACCTTCATATTGAAAATATGCTACGTGGTCAGGAGATTTTATCATTTTACCTCCTCTGATAACTGGTTTTAAAAATACTTTTTTATTTTGTAAATATCCTTTATTAAATGCTTCTTCTTTACTAATTATTTCTTCTTTACTAATTGTCATATACTTTGTCTTAAGTTAACTTTTTTACAAAGATAAGGAAAGTAAGTGAGATAACCAAATCTCACCTACTTTTATTTTATTTATCTCAATATACCAGGAATTATCCTAGCAGTTTTCTTAGGATTAGTTATTTTAATTCCACCTATGAATCCTTTAAAGACAGAATAACCATCTACAGAAGTAGCCATTATTCTAGGATCTGATCTCTTATTGTAAGGATCAAATGGATCTCTAAATCCAGGGATGTAACCAAAGAACTCTTCCTCATCCTTCACAGACACTTTAGATATATTAGCTACTCCATTAGTAGTACCTACATCAAAAATATCATATATACGTGAACTAGCGAGTCCACCATCAGGATGTCGTAATGTATTAGGATAACCATCTTTACTTGGATCAATAGTCAACTTAAATTTGATGCCATTTACAGCAATATAATTCAGGAATTGACCTTCATCCAAAGTAAGTTTTCCACCAGATGACTTAATGTTTACATCTGTTTGCAAGTATGAAAATCCAGAGGCTTTAGTAACAGCATCTTTATGGAATTGGTATGCACCATATTCACCCGTAGATAATACGAATGCACGTTTATCTTCAGGAATCTTACCATAAGACATATCCATTGCAAAGTCAGTCAACATATCTAAACTAAATGTATTATAGGAAAGAATATTTCCATATTCCATTTGTTCATATAGTCCGTAACCTGAACGAATTGTATTACCAGACTCACCTTTATGTCCATAAGAACCATCAGTAAGTTTATTAGATTTACCATACATCAATAAACGAGCTTTATCTCTCTGAAACTGTACGTAGAAATCCCAGCCAAGTTTATCAATCCATCGTGTTTGTGTTTTACCATCTTGGTCAATAAAAGCATAAGCCAACGGCTTATTTTTACCTTTACTAATCATATTACCTGGAACATCATAATTCTTACGAATCATGGCTGTTACATTCTCCATTTGATATGGAGCAGTATGGTGAACACCAGTACCTCTTTTAGACAGTTCTTGTTCAACCATCCCAAAGAGTTCAGAAAATAATGTATTTGCAGCCAATTCACTAGCAGGAACCCACAAAGTATCATCTCCTGTAAAGAGTTGTACTTTATATCTCCATAAATTTCCTACATTTACAGGATCCTCTAAAACACGCAATTGATATACTTCAGGTTTTTCACCTACAATATGAGATGTAGCCTCGAAATATCTTTCAGGAAACCATAAGAAGAAAATTCCTCTTACTAATCCTGCTTGACTTGCATCAGTAACAGTAGTTGCACCGGCGGCATCTGTAGTAGCTTTTGCTAAAGGAATGCTTCGTTCGTCGGAACCCTGCAGAAACCACTTATATACAACATCATCATTGATATATTCAGTGGGCAGATCATTAATAAAGGCAACTGTATTGTCTGTACCAACATTAAGTTCATATAAACGATTCATCACCGGACTAATAACTTCTGCTTCTTGCATTCCAAGCCATCCTAAATGGCTCTCTCTTGTAAGGCCACCCCAGTACTTTTGGTCAACCGTCTGTAACGGACTTATTTTGTTCATTTATTTAAAATTTAAAGGGGTTAATTAATTAATTATTTATATTTAAATCTACATTATAAAATCGAACCAGTCGCCTTAATTATAGCTTTGAGGTTTTGATCTTGTTTTCCTAAATTTAAATTCATTCCACTTCTTGAACCAGTATTCTTCTTATTAGATAAGTAGTCTTCTAGTTCAGAAGCTTCTTTACTTGTTTTAATATTCTTAATCTTATTCCAAGGTTGTCCTTTTTCAAAGTACCCTGTATGTAATAAATAAGCTATTCTCGAATCAAAAAACATAGGATCTTCTGCTCTTTTAGCCCATATTTTGTTGGTTGTTCGACCATTTTTATCTTGTACAGGCTTTATAAGCATATCATACATTTCTTGTTTAGTCTGCTTATTTACTTTTTGACCCGGTATAATTTCATTTATAGCATTTATACCGTCTTTCAATTCTTCTAATCTCTGTTGTTTAGCTTGATCATTTAACCTTTGTTGCTCTTTAGCAGCTGCTTCTTGTTGTGCGATATTGTCGGCAACTAATGTCTTTAATGCTTCTAAATATTCTTTAGAATCTTCAACATCATCACCCATATCAAAACTTCTATCAACTAACTGTTTAATTTTAGCGTCTGACATTTGAGTTGTAAGACTAAAATAATCAGTCATTAATGATCTACGCTGTTCAATATTGTCCTCTTCTCCAAGTTTCTCTGCTTCAACAGAATCAAATTTCTTTTTTAGTTCTAATAAATTACCCGCAGTTTCAGGAGGAACACCTTTACCTATCATTTGCAGATAGTCTTGATAACCTGCATCTAGGTCTTTTTTAGCAGCTTCAATATTAGAATTAACTTCATTTTGTAGTAATTCTCTTAATGCTACTGCATCTCCTTTTTCTTCTACTGCCTTAGTAAAATCCTCTTCATCAAAAGATGATAAAAGCCCCTGCTTGTCCAAATCTCTAGCAAAGATAATAGTAAAAGGAGCATCGGAAGAAGAAAAACTTTCAGTTCGTTTGGACGCAGGGACCTTACCATCAGTAATTTCTTTGTCGTCATCTTCTTCTTTTGTCTCACCATCATCAGGTTTTATATCCTCTAAAACCTTATTTACATTTAATTCTATACTAGAATCATCAATCTTTTTCCCCGAATCATCTTCGGTTTTCTTATCTTCTTCAACAGTTTTAACAGGTTCGTCTTCTATTGCAGGTTGTTCTGCAAAGATTTCGTTAACATCAAGAGTATTATCCAACTCAGACATCTCTGAAAAATCTGTATTAAATACTTCCGCTTTGCTCATTCTTCTTCTATTTAATTATACAAATATAATATTTACAATTTTCATTACCAAAAATAACATCAAAAACATTTTTTTGATATAACATATTCTACTTTTGAAAAGTAGAAATTCTATTATTTAACCTTAGTTATTGGCTTACTCCGTTTAATTTTTAAGTCCTCACGTTTTAAAGCTTCATCAGCTTTATTCTTTCTAATAGTTTCTGCCAAACTACCTTCTTTAATTTTCATTCCACGTTCTTTCTCAGCATCTTCAACAGAAGTGTCGGCCTCTTCCCGGTCCTCAGCGCCAATTAAAGCTACTTCAATCTTAGTATTACTATCAAGATCAGCTTTATATTTATCCATTGCACGCTCGGCCTCGGCCTTCCTATTCTCAGCAATAAGTTTCTGTTCTTCAGCTCTACGTTTAGCTTCTTCAGCTTGTTGCTGTTGTTGCTGTATTTGCTCTTCAAATGATTCAAACTTACGTTGTAATGATGCAGAATCCTGTGTACGATACAATTCCATAACCATTGACATACTTCCTCCATTCTGTATAAATGGTTGTACTAATGTTCTTAGTGTTTGCATCATTTCATGATCTTCAGCAGCATTGGTAATATATACACCATATTCTGATTCATTAAATAAACTAGCATCGAAATCTAATACAGCTTGACTTCCATCACCTAATACAAATTGTCTTTTAAACTTCTGTCCTTTCCATGCTAACTTAGCGGTTTCTAAATAAGTTTCCAGACTTCTTATACGATAGTTATCATGTATTGAATAATATTTTTCAGTATTCAATGAAGACTGCGCAACGGCTCTTTCTACACCACCTACAGTTTCACGATTCTCTATTGCACCCTTTCGTTGAGGAGTAATACCGGTAATATCTTCAATTCTATGCTCCAGGAATGTTAATATTCCTAACAATTGTTCTATAACTTTAGCATCTCCTATTTCAGTAGAACCACTAGTTTGATTCATAGCACCAGCTAATTTACCCATAGCAGCGCCTTTGTTACCTTCTTTAAATGGATCTTCAAAAATAATCTTCATCTGATCTATATAATATAGAAACTGATCCATAGTAAATTCAGAAGGAATCATTGAAGTACTTATTTTAGCAATTTTACCTTTATAAGTTTTCAATTCTTCCCACAACTTATGCATAAAATAGTTATAAGTTAATTGATAATCCTTCGACATTCCTACCATTGATACCGATACTGAACTATTTACATTTACTGCTGTACCAACAATACCTGGTTTACATTTTGAAGGATTGTCAAGAGACCTAAACTGAATAGGACGAGGACCCAACTTGACAAATATATCGTCTCCTAGTTTAATTCCTTCATTAAATTCACTAATCCAAATCCATTTAACAACTTCTTTTTCCTCATCAGATAACGGATAATCTTCATCTATATATTTTTTCTGAAAGTCTCCTTCTTCATCTATAAAAGGAAGTACTCCTACTTTTCTCATACCCTTCCAAACAACACGTAACTTTCTAACATTACCAAATTCATCGAATGAACCCCCTAGAAAAGATGTTTGTTTATTTGTAGCGGCAATAATATTACCGATACCACCTTGTTGATGTACCCAGGAAGTTAAATTAATAGGTTGATTAATTAACTGTCGTGAAAATAAGCTGCCTGCTACAGTTCTATTGTAAGTATAACCCTCTTCAAGCTTTTTAATATCTGAAGAAGTCAATTCATCATGATGATCATCAATAACTTGTCCTATAGGATTATAGGAAATTTCTATAATCATATCAGAGTCTTCTATATAAGGACTTTCTCCGGAACGTATAGTATATAAATGTAATGGGTTAATTTTTCTAAAAACAGGTTCACCAGCCATAATTTCAGCGGCACCTAATTCTTCGCCTCCTATTAATAAGTCTTCAAAATTTCTACTAAAAATCTCCTTCATTCCCTGATGATAAAAACCATAATTGATAATCTGAGCAGCCATACGCTCCCTACGATCTCTATAGTTAAACTTCATCCACTTAGCCTGCTTTTGTATCTCTTGTGCAGCCTGCTCTTTATTAAATTCAGGAGAAACTACTTTTTGTATGAAATTATCATTTAGAATAGCAGTCATTTGTGTTAATTTCTGATTAACCATATCTGGACTAGACATACTAACAATAGGATTAAATCTACGTTTTCTTTCTTCTCCTAATAATACAGCTAAATACGAATTTATTAATGGGTAATTTTTATAATTTCCATCAAAATCTGCTTCTAAATTATAAGGATTTACTGCTCTAGTTACTTCTTTAGGATCAACAATATTATTGATTAAATTGTAGTTGCTGATTTTTTCAGCCATTGATGCTCTTATATTATTATTGGT